AACATTGTTGACCGTGAGACTATCCAGAAGGCGCATAGAGGCGTCCCCGGGATAGAAAGGGGTTCTCCCCTTAGAATCGCCGTGAATGTCGGGTCTGAGACCGTCCCAAGCAATGCGTCTATTCTGTCGATTGCTCCTGATCGGCTCACTTCAACACCTCAACCAATGCCTGCTCAAACAGATCGTCCACTTCTTTTGATCCCCTGGATAACCAGTCCCAAACATTTCGGAACATATGGTAGCCACCAAACCGGGTTGTTTTATTCCGGGATGAAGTCCCTTCCACCCATGACGCATAAACAATATTAGCCCCGTACCTGGCTTCCCCGGCATCAATCTGGGCATGAAGGCTTTTAACAAGGCTTCCCCCGACATGATTTCGGAGGTTTGCAGTAACTCTTCCATGTCCAGGTGTAAGTTGTTCCTTCACCTTATTGGCGCCCATGACAGCAATATCTGTCAGGGCTAGATTTGCGGCGCGTGTCAGGTTATCGCCGGGATTTTCGAACAATGGACCTTTGGCGTATCCCGCCCACTTTGCCATTAGAAATAAGTCTCCGAATAGGCTGTCACAGAACGGAATTCATCAAGGGTTGAAAGAACTGAACTCGCGTCGGCGTCGGATCTCGTGATTCCTTCCGCACCGCTTCCGATTGTCAGGGTTGTTCCCATGTCCCTATCCCGGAAAAAGATCTTCCCCAGATCAAGACACGCCTGGACGACGATGGGATTATATTCATAGCTGTAAAGCGAAGCCCCGCCGGAATGAGTGGCGGCGGTTGTCCCGTTGACGCCTCTTTCCACCGTGAGGGTATTTCCGCTGATTCCTGTTATATATAACTGCTCAGAATCGATCAGGATCGTCTGGGCGATTCCCAGGTCACTTGCGCTCGATACGCTTATCGATGTCGCCGAGGTCGATCCTATTGCGTCAGCGGTTGTTTCGCTTATGGTGTCATTCGCATAACCCCATGTTGCGGCAACTGCAAGGGTTTGTTGCCCGGCGTGGAAAGACTTTGACGAATCCTCATTGAGCTTGAGCCGGGTCTTCGGGGTCGTGTTATAAGGTTCCAGCCAGTAATCGGCGTTATAGCCTTCTGTAAGGGTCTCAGAGGAGTCCCTGTCCGTCGCCTTATAGGATGTAACGGAAGTCACAGAAACAAGCCACGAATCGAGAGGAATCGCGGAAAGATAAAAATCCTTCATCCCGATCTTAGTCGGGGACGATCCAGAAATTATGACCTGGGGGGTATCCCTTAACGTCCCGGACCCGATATCAAAATAATGGGTCTCAAGACGCGGACCAAAACTCTGCATCCCCACATAGTTATCAATCCGGCTCGATGCAGACTCGACGATCCTTCTCAGGATTGTCGTGTCGCTTGTCCAGCCGCTCGAATATGCCGTCCCTGCAAGGTAATCTCGCAGATCATCAATACTCGCATAAGAATGCCGAGTCACCATTTACTTATTTTCCTCAGTTTTCATTTTCTTTGTTCTTGGCTTTGGAGCGAGTCGCTCGAAATATTCAGCGTAATCGGTTGCCACCGCCACAGTCATTTCGTATTCCTCCCCGTCTTCGTAAAAAACGCCTGATAACGTGAACCCTTTCACACATTTAACTTTAACCATTGCTATACCTCATAAGGGTCTGGGGAGGCTCGCAAGTACCTCCCCAGACCCACTTCTATCTATCTACAAATCCACTAACTGGCGGCAGCTCTACACATCTTGAAAGCGGCGGCAAGGGTTAACTGCCCGTCGCCTCTTCTGGAAGCGTAAAAGCCCACTTGATCCGTGTTCATAAACTCAGAATCATTTCGTCTTATTGAAAAGCCCGCTCTATCGAAAATTGCATATTGCTTGAGGTCGCCAAATAGAGCAATCCTCTCAGTAGCCGTAATAGTGGCTCCAAGACCGTGAGCCGAGTCGACCATTACGTTGGGTCGTCCAAGTATGAAATTGGCGGGAGCCGCTGTCAGATCGGGGATCGCGTGAACCCCAGCCGCAGTGGATGCGATACTCGTTATGAGTGACGCAATTGCGGACTTCATAATCCAACTGGCATTAGACCTGAACTGTTCCTCAAGTGTGAAGTAAATTCCCGTTAGGTCGGCGGCGACAACGCTGGTGGCATTTGCCATCGTGTAATCAGAAGGACTGGCGCCCATTATCCCGGCATATTGAGTCGTGCCGTTTCCGCTGATTATTCCCACGTCTTCAAATCTTCCAGCGGCTTCCTGGAATATCTGGGAAAGCATAGCAGGCAAGTTAACGGCGGAGTCGTCCAAAAGCTCTCGGGTGACCTTCACCAATCCGCCTGACTTCTCGAGTGAAAATGCAATCTGAGATGTTACCGGAGTCTGGTCGCTGAAAGCCGCCTCTTCTGCGATCGCCGCCCAGCTTGCAGAGGCAATGCCGGGAATATATCCATCCTTGCTAGCAACACGAATGATGTTACAGTACGGGCGCAATCGTCCACCTGGTACTCCTGGATCATGCACAACCTGATTTATAAATTCTTCTGGCACGAAAAATCCCTTTTTTGTTACTACTAAAAATTTCTTCTTAGCGGACTAATCATTTCTGTTAGTCTCTCATGGTTTCCCATAAGTTCGGACTATATCTTCAACTCATTGAGTTGTCGGGCACTATTGGGGCTTATTGTTTCGGTACTCATCCCCTAGTCTCTGAACCTTCCTAATTACTCCTATCCGTTCATTAGGCTTGGATGCTGATTGGCATATCTTTCGACTTAGCTTTCCAGCAGTTCACCCGATAATCATTCAACTATCACTAGCTAACGAGGCAGATTTCTTTAATCAAACCTTCTGTGTCAGTGTCTTCTTGCATTGCCTTCTGCTCATCAGGCGTAGCGGTCATCTGGAAGGCAACTTCGGACGGTGCTTTCATCCATTTCATAAAGGTATCTTTTTGGAATCGAGCATGGTCTTTAATGTTTTCTCCGCACTGCTCCTGCACCCAGATCGGTTGTGACATCGCGGGAAGCCCCTTAATCCAGGTCTGCGGCTTGTAGTCAGCCTTGGTATTCCGGGTCGTATCATCGGTGTTGTATTTCTCAACGTCTTTTGATGCTACCGGAACTGTATTCAGAGGCTTATTAAAGTCTCCCGAAAGAGCCTTTAATTTTAATTGCGCTTCCTCAATTTCATCCGCCTCCTTCATCATAATCTGAGCATCGAGTATAACTTTCTCGAATTGCCCAACATCACCCTTATCGAGTGATTCTTGCGCTGTTTTTAAAAGCCCGCCAGCTTTTTCTCTCATTTCCTTTGTGTTCAAGTTATTCCTCCTGAACTGATGTTCTGTTTTCTAACATAGCTGTAAGAAGAGAAAGTTGTCTCTGGGCATTTGCGAGCAATTCAGTCCTGGCGGCGTCGGCATCAAAGGCTTCCTCAACGTCGGCTTCAGCATTGTCAGCTTCGGCGTTGTCGTCACTTTCGACGGCGGCAGGTTCCGCGGTTTCATCGTTCGCTTCTGTCGGAGTTTCTTCCTCCTCATCTAAGAGGGCGACCGCCAAAGCGGTAACCTCGTCTTCACTTAAATCCTCAACAAGTTCTTTCCAGTTTGATGTTTCAATATTTCTTACCCTTGCCCAGACCCGGGAACTGCTCAACAGATCCGGTGCGTCCTTCCCCGCATCCTTTATATGCTTGGCAAGATGCTTGTATACCTGTTCCCTGTCAGCCTTCGGGATATTTGCCCCGCCACGACCACCGTTCAGGACACCAATTGCCCCGGAACATGCCCGGATATTGGCGGAGCCCACCTTCCCATCTTTCACATGGTGATGGATAAATTTATAAGATCCCTTTGCGTCAGGTTTCCCCGCCGGATTAACCCACGCATAGGCTTCCCGGAGAATATTTGCGGTCCCTGATAACCCCGCCCGGTTCTCGACCCCGCTCCATGGTCCTGATGTTGTCTCAGTGGAATGTCGGGGAATAGGTCTGTTCGCCTTATCGGCTTTCGCTGAGATCGTGGCTGTATCGGGTGATGCCCCCCGGACTACGCCGGATGTTTCCACCCAGTCCAGCTCCGCGATCCTTCTGATGCTGGTATTTCCGCGTCCTTCCTGGGTCACGCCCGAATCTGGAAGATTAAAACCGACCGAATATTCCTTTATAAACTCCCCGGAGATATTCGAGAACGCGTCCCGACCCGCCTGGGTGTTCATATTCATCTTTATAGTTGCCCCCAGGCGCCATACATCATCGGAAACCTGGATAGACTTGGCATCAATTACCTTACCGACCAGTTGCCCGTGGTCGTGACCCATGAGGAATGGGATCGGAAGATTGTTTTGAATGGATTTATCAAAAGCCGTGGGTTCGATAATATCCCCGTCCTTGTCCTTGGTTCCCATCGTGTTAACAAATGCCTCGATGATCCCCTCGGCATCATCAATGACCTTGATTTCCGCTTCTTCCGTTTTGTGAATCATGCTAAAACCTCATCTGGCTTATAATTTCTCGGCATCGGTTCCCAGTTCAGGGTTCCGTTTGGGTGATCTACGATCAGGGCGGCATCCTCAGCCCGGTAAATCTGCCCATGCCGTTCAGCACAGGTTCGACCGTACGGATCGCCGTCCGGGACATAGTTATCATCAGGATCGCCGTCCACGTCATCAGCCCGCATATACTCAAAACCCTGTTCCTTGTAATGGGAGAGCGAAGACAGGTTTTGTGTCCGCATAATCTCAGTTCTGGCAATCAGACGGGATCGTTTAATTGTTTCATTCGCGAGACTCTTGATTCCGGGAAACTTGTCAGCCGGAACTCCCCGGGCTAATTGTTCAATCGAATATCCCCGCTGAAGTGCAACTCCGACAACCTTCTGGAATGATTTGTTTGTTGTATTGTGAATTATCTTCGCCCTGGCGGATGCCCCGCTTGTTATCGCGGCAACTGATGGAAGTTTTTCAGACCATTCAAGGACTCCAGCCATGCCGGATTCATTTATCTGGGAATATGTTGACTTAGTAGTACGGATGAAATTCCGATAAAGAATCTCTGCAAGGTTGTTTTCCGCGTCATCCGGTAAAAGATTCGAGAAAGAAACAGGGAAATCCTTCTGTTCGTCAGTATTTCTTTCCAGGTATCTTCCAACAATCCCATCGACACGGCTTTTGATTCGTTTAAAATATCGCTCAACATCAGATTCGAGCTGATCTGTGAGGCTTTCCCGATCCTTCAGAAGCGCCCTCCGCAACTGGGCGGCTCTTGGAGCGACCCGCGGGGCTTTGGATATACCTATGGATTGTGATTCCTCAGCGTCCACCGGGGCGGGCAACTGTGGAGCGGGAGCCGGTAGGGCTTCCATATCACTGGACTCGATTATATTACTGGGGATTCTGCGGATAGCCCCGTCGTCTATCGCGTCAGCCCCCACGAGTTCCCGCGCTTCGTTGAGGGTTATGATCCCGGCACCAAACAGGCTCGCCGCCCTGGCACTCTGGGAATCCGAATCGTCGAGGAATGCCCGCATCTCCGCCATGTCGGCATATACTGAACCACTATCTGGGAATTCATATTCCAGACATCTGTTGAGGAATCGGATGATTCTCTTGATCAAGGGTTCCAGGGTCTCCGAATGGAAGCTGAAACGCGCCTCCCGGTAGTTGGCAAAGGTAGACCTTGCCAGACCCACATTCGCTGAGATCAGAATCGGGGGAACACCGAACACGGCGCAGATCCTCGATTCAGTCATATAGTGCATTTCTGTTAATGCCATATCTTTCGGAGAGGATGCCATCTGCTGATACTCGGCGTCGTCATCCAGGACAGCGACCTTGTGCATGTTGTTCGTTCCGCCAAAGGTTGAACGCCATCGCGCCCTGATCCTCTCGGCTTCGTCCTGGGAGGTCAGCCGACGCTTGATCTTCAGCAACCCGGAAGGAACCCCGGCATTCTGAAAATACATCTTGGCAAAATCGCCCATATTCAGATCGAGGTTAACAGTCCTCGCGAGAATATGAAGGGGCGATAGTCCGTAAACATCCCCGGAAGGATTCGGAAGCGCAAGGTGGGATATATCCTCCTTTGCTAACTCGTATTCTTTGCCGTCTATTTCATAAACATATG